CTCTGGAAAGTTACTAACTAAAAACCTTATGGCATCAGCAGTAGAAGTTATTACTGCATCTAATTCTTTATGCCCGACAAACTCTGCCAATTCTCCATAAAGTTTAACTGTTCTGAGCATAGCGATACCTCTTACCAGTACATTTTAACAACCACTCAGAATATGGTTCTCTACAAGATAGTCTATCTGTTAAATGATGTAAAACCATATCTCCAAGAAAAATACCAACATGATTTAGATTCGGAGACATAATAGACATAAGGAGAAGATCACCTTTCTTTAACTGCTCACCATATCTTAACTCTCTAAATCCTGTCCTCCAAGCATAGCTTTCAAATAATGGATTCTCGGAAAACTCCTCTGGATTCATAGATCGTTCATAGTCTCTTAGTTCGATGTTTCTTTCCTGCTTGTACCAATCTCTAACTAAGCTATAGCAATCTGTAACTCCCCAGACCCATTGACGACCCAACAAAGGAGCTTTATAACCTGAAGGCTTTAAATAACCCCATTCTTCTGTTTTTGGATTAACAATATACCAGGGCAAACCACTATGTTCACAGCTAATTTTATCGGCCTGACTTGGAGTAGGTGAAGTCATAGGGTGGCTATGTATAACAGCTAAAATCTCGCCTGTCTCATTAGCTCGTATATAGTCTTTAGGGTCAAGAACAAAAGTTTCACTTGCAGATGTGGATAAATTTTTACAAGGAAAATATCTTTCCTTACCTTTTACGTTAATAAGTAATCCAACAGATTCTTTAGGGGCTTGGTCTTTTGCATGAACCAATGCGTTACTTTTCCATTCAATCATTGAATTGTACCTATAGCAGGAAAGAGTGCACGAGTGCATTGTCTTTTTGGTGCTCTGATACCAGCCATATCTAATGCTGCTGCTAATTCAAATTCTACTATTTCTCTGTTTTCTGTAGCTTTACGATCCACAACAAATATTTGCCTTTTAAACTCTGCCGTTGGATCTGGTGTTCCTAAAGGATTACTATTTCCAGGAAAATTTACAGCGTCTAAAAATCTAGCCATTGTTCTTATTCTGGTAAAAGTAGCACCAGTGAGATCATTTCCTGCTGTTGTTTCATTAACAAGATTTAAAATTGCAGATATAGTACCTAAAGCATTACTTATTACAAGTTTTGGACGAGGAAGCTGACCACGTTGATAAGCAAACCCTGTAGCTTCTATTGGAAATCTTGTGTATGAATTACCAGCAAAAACTATTTCACCATTTGCATTAAGATTACTACCAGAATGAAAACGATAAATATCAATGTTTTGAGCAGTCCAAACAACTTGATTGTCGTTAATCGTAGATCCATTCGAAGCAGAGGCAAAACCACTGGGTTCATTATTTCCACTTTGTCCCGCTGTTGTGCATTTAAAAACAATAGTTTTACTTGAATTAGATGAACTTACTATATTTCCTAATTTATAAGTTCTATCATTTTTCCAAAGATTATAATGTAGTGCGTGATTAAAACTTAAAGTAAACAGTTCAATTATTGCAGAAGGGTTTATCTTTTGAATTTCACTAAAGACAGGAGCAGTACTCATGGTTCAAACACCTCTCTAAATGTAGCCTGTATTGTAGCTCTGTTTACATATGGTATTGATTTGCTCCATGCTTCACATACAAATTGAGAAGAACTTGCCTCTCCAGGTGGTGTAAAAGTAAAACTTTTACTATCATTGGCTCTCGCATCTAAAAAGGTTTCTATAGTATCTGCTTGTGTTTCGGAAACATTAAAAGTAAGATTAAATATTTTTGGGTTTTGATGTTCTGCCAGTCCAAATAATATTCTGTGTTAATGGTGCTGAATTTTTTCGTTGCCCATATATAGGTTTTATATTTACATCATTATCGAAATTAGGTGCTGTCATTATGCAAGTAAACCTCCAGGACGCTTTTGTTGTAATATTTCAGATTGTACCGCAACTGAGATAAGGCGACCAAGTTCTCTGCCTTGCTGCTCATCACCTTCAACAGACGATCCAGAAGCATCTACGTTTACGACTACATTTGTAGAACCACCAAGAGCATGATTTGGTGTAATCATTCCTGATACTCCAGGTGTAAATAACTCTGGTCCACGTTCTCCAACAACATAACTACCACCCCGTTTTACTGGCCCACCTTCTGCTTTAAATATTGAACCTAATAGACCTCCTGTTACCGATCCACCACCCACATTTCCGAATATTGCCATATTTAACGCTGCATCAGCTAATTTATCAACGACATTTCGTAATACATCATTTAAAGTTTGAGTTCCTCTTATCAAACCTTTTATACCGTCACCAATATCTATAGCTATTGTGTCTTTTAATTTATCAAACGCATCTGCTACCTGCTTTGCTATATCAACACTTTCTTTTAATTTATGGTTGTTTGTTATTGTATTTGTTATTATTTTTCTCTGGTTTTCTATCTGAGTTATTTGATCCGCAGTTAATTTTTCCTGATCCCCAAGAACTTCTTTTGTTAATGCCCTAATTCTTGCCTCTATTTCAGCTTTAACCTCTCCACCGTTTAGAGTATCTTGTAAGAAACGATTTTCCTCTGTTAGATCATCCAACCTATTTTTTGAAATTTGTTTAACAGTTTTCTGTGTTAATAAACCAGCTTCCTCTAAATCAATAATTTTCTGTCTTTTAATTTTTTCTTGATCAAGAAACTCCAAAGCATCTTTTTTAAAAGCCTCACCTGTAAAAGTTTGCCCACGAACTGTTATGCCCTTTTCAAAATCAAGTGGTGCTCGTAAGACAGTCTCTATATCAGATTTTACTTTATTCATTTCTGGATCTTTTCCGCCCCTAAATGTCGTTTTTGCTCTAGAACGTAAAGATCGTGTGCCTTCTTTATCAAATAAATTAAATCTATTACCTATAAACAAAGCGACCCTGGCTACAGCAGCCTGCATACCCAACATGGCTCGGTCAAAATCATTCTTAAGTGCTACTGAAGATTCACCAAATTCAGTTATAGCTGCAACACCTTCATCTCCTATAAGACGAGACATCTGCCTAGTAGCTTCATTTAGAGCATCAGTCTTACTCGCTACCTTTGTATATATCTGTAATTGATTTCCGAAAGTTGTTCCAGTTACTCCTAAAGCAGATACTACAGCATTAACATCAGCAGTCAGAGGACTCAGAGCAGTGCCCAGATCCTTAATACTGTTAGTGAATCCCTGTATGCTAGATACTACAGCCGTTCCAATTAAACCTCCTGCGAAACCTCCCATCTGTCCACCAAATACACCACCAAGTCCACCACCAAGTCCACCGCCTAAAGCAGCCAATGGACCTTGACCGAATAGCAGAGGAAATGCACCACTTATTGCAGCACTCTGTAATGCTGGACCTCTATTCCTAGATAGAGTCCTCATTAATGCTGCTTTTGTCTGTCTGCTACCTGCTGGTCCAGGTAATAGATTACCTCGCTTATCAAAATTAAGTGCGTTACTCAATGTAGGAGGCATTGCTGGTCCTTGCTCTGGAGCTAATTGTGGGCCAAATTGTTCTGCTGTAAATCCTGTAGGAGCACCTCTTAGCTTTTTAAGTTTTTTGGCTTGATCTTCTAAATATGCTGGCGAACCTACTATATGCTTAAGACCTTTTACGGGTAAAACATTCATTTTAGCTACCCTTAACATTTCCTTATTTTGTGCTTCGTAATACGCAGGAGATCCCACCAAAGACTCAAAACCCTTTACAGGCATTGCGTTTTCCCTAGCTACACGATTTAGATTCGGCAAAGAACCAACTAAATCTGCCCTACCACCTACAGGTGAACGACCCATTCCAGTTCCAGAAAAAGCTAACTGTGCAGGAGAACCAAAATCAAATCTTGTCCCGAGTAAAGGGGATCTTGCTCCTCCTGCCCTAGCACCAGCTTCAAAAAATGCTGGAGATTTAAACTGAAATCTGTTTCCCCGTAATGAGGAACGACCCATACCACTTCCAGCGAAAGATACTTGTGCAGGCGATCCAAACATGAATTTCGATCCACCAATCGGAGATGATGGGAACATTCCTGGTGCGTAAGGTGGATCGGCTGGTCCTTGAACTCTTCCTGCTCTGCTGGCAATAAATCTTGGAGATCCTGGCTGACCTACACTTCCAAATCTTGAAGATGCAATACCTGTGCTAATAAATGGTCCACCAGCCATAGCCTTCGCATTATTAGATGCAGTTTTAGCTGCCAAAGCTGCCTGTTGTGCTTTTTCTTTTGTTATGGCTCGTTGAATTTTTAATTCTTCAAGAGCTACTTTTTGTTGAGCTTTTGCTGTTTTAAAATCTTGTCTACCATCAGCTAATGCTGCTTTATTTATTGCTCTTCTGGCTTTATCTACTTTTAACCCCTGATCTGCTGCTTTCTGTACTAGATCGCCTATGCGTCTAGTTTCAACCATCGCAGCCCTTTGAGCATCCTTACTTTTAGCTATCCTGGCTTCTACTCGTTGTGCTTTCTGATTAGTTGATATATTTACTCTGCCTAATTTATCTATGTCTGTTTTTATGGTCTTTAGGTCTTTTCTTACCTGTTCTGTATTAAGTTGTATATTTACGCGATACTCGGTTGCCACTGATTCTTGCAGAAAGTACGGATATTAGAAGTTTAGCGTACTTTGCGATATTGAGCCTGTCTTTTTGCCTTCTCGTATGCTTCTTCTTCACGTTCAGACTTAAGGGTAAAGTAAGCGTTCCAACCATATAGTTCTTTTACAGACATTTTTTCCTGCATTTCTTTGAGTGTATATCCTAATTTTTCGGCTACAAAGAATTGTAAATATGTAAAGTTGTCCTCTTTTAGTTTAGCTTTTTACGGCATCAGGGCTTTCCTCCTCGCCCATACTCTGCATCTTGGTCATAAGATCTATCAATACTGACATAGGTATTTCTCTTCTTAATGCGGGTAGATCTCCCGTTGTAAACATTTTTGCACCTGATTCATCTTCAGCTTTCGTGAGGATTACCTGAAGAGCAAAGTCTAAACTTCCTTCTTCCTGCCCCTTATTCATAGCTATTAATGTACTGTTTATTGTATCTCTGTCAGCTATTGTAAGAGGCGACCAGTATATCTTCAGAATGAGTTGATCTCCTTTAAAAATGGAGTAACTACTACGTTCTTGGACACTGAACGCTTTTTTAAGTTTGTCGATTGCTCTTTCTGTAGGCATAAAAAATAAGATCTATTCTTGTAGTATAACTTAAGTAGCTATTATTGTCTTTATTAATAACTGCTTTCGGCAGAGAAACCAGCATAGCCCAAACCTAAACTGGTAAATGCGTTATCTATATCAAATTCAATCTCCTCTGTACCAATGTAGTAGTAATACCATTCAGGATCATTGGGTATTGGACTTGTATCTGCTTTTGGACTCATACTGAACAGATCTTCATAAAACTGAACTGTGTCATCAGGATTTAAAGTTCTCATTCTGTTAATTACGAAGCCAGCATATTCAGTTTCATTACCTATATACAGTGCTTCGGATAGGGAAGTTTTTATTATTGGACCTTTCTCTGGTGCTCTTATACCACTTCGATACCCCTGATTTTCTTTTCTGGGTTTGATTGCATCTACTGGTGTACCCTTCTGTATTTTCCAGGAAGCGTTAAATGTTCCTGTCCAGTAAGGGCTTCGATATTGAAGAGAAAATTGAATATTTGATGCTGCCTTTGCCTTACCTTCTATGACAAACTTTTCTATATCTTTTGTAAGTTCTTTTATATCCTTAATCATTGGCACTGAAAGTACAGTTTATTGCACTCATATAATGACTTTGGTTATCTGTTACTACTGATGTTGGTCCACTGATTTGACTTACTCTGGGAGATACAGAAAAAGTATCAACGTATGTAGCTTTATTCACTGAGGTCAATCCCGTTATAAGGGATTCGCATAAAGCTGATGCAGCAGCAGATCCTTTATTGGAAGGAGTCATAACTGCACACCTTATTGTTCCTGCGTAGTAAGCTTTAGCCTCGCCTTGAGGTTGAGCAGTTGACTGCGTAAACTCTAAAGTGACCATAATGTATTTTTTAGTTTTTCCAGGTTTTGCAAAAGGAGTGTTATCAAATACTACAGTAACAGTAGGATCATCTGCCTGAATTGCATCTAATATTGCAGTCTCAAAAGCTGCTCTAGTGTTTACTAAGCCCATCAGAAAATTACATCAATACGGAACAGATATTCCTGCCCACCTTTAAGTGTGCGTATATCTGTTATTTTAGCTGTTCTTGTCGATCCAGAAAATGTGAGAGATATTTCATCCTGAAGTAATGGTTGGTTGTCACCTATCAAATCTGGTGTGATGTAGAGTCTTGCAACATTCTCCTGGAATCCAGATTCTTCAACAGACTGTACAAACTCTATGGGCACTTTTATTGTGTAATTTGTGTCTACTGTTATGTACTCTCCCGTTTCGTTATTATAGCTAGATACACCCTTTCGTGTGTAAATGACTGAGGTGTCTAGTGAGTTCCCAAGTTGAGACACCACTTGTTTAGCTATTTGTTTAAATGCTGAATCTAACTGTCCTGCCATTATCCTCTCACCACTCTAGTTTGAAATGTTCCAGATCCACCTAGCATATACGCTCCGAGATAACTTTGTAACCACGGATAAACGTCAAGAATATTATTTATAGTTCCTGCTCCCTGACTGTTTGTATTGTACTTCACTTCAATATCACCTAATTTAACTTCAGAGAAATTGCCATCTGTTCCTGTTGCTCCTGTAATAGCATCTGTATCATTAGCTAATGCTCTTGCTAACTCATACTGTGCATACTTGATATTTGAGGGTATAACACTACAGGTAAGTTCAATTCCATCAACAATATAGTTATTTCTAGGAAATTTCAATGCCTGTCCATTATCACATCTTTTACCGTAGAAAACTAATGTTTCGATCCATCTGGTAGCTGCTATTAAGGATCTATTCTTCTGGTCGTCTGTCTTATTAGTCCAAGTGCTTGAATCTGGAACGGTTTCAAAATAACTGTTAGCTTCAGTCAATGTGACATAGCTATTAGCATTTTCACCTTTTATAGTTGCATCTATAGTTGCTGCCACGATCCATATAGTAATTTAGTTTTATTGTAGCGTAAAGAAAAAACCCCACCAATATTTGATGAGGTTTATTTTTACTATCAACTATGAAATATTTGTTGTGTTCATAGGTGAGTTTACTGTGATTTGAACTAAAGGTATTAGATCAGTGTCATAAGTAGCTTGCCACTTATTAGCTGTCGCTAAGTTTGCATTAGTTGGGTTGTCAGCAGCATCATTCCACTTAGTACCCATAACATGATATGTGTTGTGGTAATCAAGTGACATAACAGTCTGCTTGGAAAGAATGTTTCTTTCAGCCTCAATTAACTGATCCTTCTG